CTTATTTGTACTCCGATAAAAAGTAATTTCATTAATTCCGCCGGTCGAAAAAGATTTTGTAAAATTTTTGTATGTCTTTTTCCAAAATGAATCGTTAGGGTTGGGATAATCAACCACGATTATTCTTTTTTGTGCTTTTGAACGTATATCTGCAGATATATTGCTCCAAGCTTGAATTACTTGTTCTGGCGTCATAACCTGTAATTTTTTATCTAAATTCTTAGGAAAAACAAATTCCATTCCATCTTTTGTTGCGTATATGTCACAATTTTCAGTTCGTAAATATCCGCTTTTCCCGTCTGGCATTCCCCGCACGCCTTCAGACTTAACAACATCTATACCGGAAATCTGTACGTGCTGCTCCGTTTGGAAATTTATTCCCGCAGCTGAAGGTAAATCAAATACTTGATTTCCACCTTGATAACCCATTATCAATTCGCTCAGCGACCTGACCGCCGGGCTGCCGCCCCAGACCGGATTGGGCTTGACGAACACCATGTCCCGAGGATCCACGCCCTGCTGCTTCCAGAGCTCGTAACGTCCTGCACCCATGAGGCGGCGCTGGGTGGCTTCGTCCTGCTCCATGAACCAGTCACGGCCTTTCTGCCAGCTGGGATCGTTGGCAGGGTCAAAGTGTTTTGTCACCGGGACGGCGGAACATTTGCCGTTCGGGTGATCGGAGAAGTCCTCCATCTTGTCATAGTATTCGCCGTCGAGCATCAGACAGGCCAGACAGGCCGTGTCCTTGTAGCACATCCGCCGGTATCCGCGGACGGCACGGCTCTCCCGCATGGTTTCCAGATTTGCCACACGATAAGCCCGGTTGACTTCGGTGCGTGCGATCAGCAGTGCGCGCTGTTCCGGGATCTCCGCTGCTTTCATCAGCTGATCAGCGATCCAGCTGCTTCCCTGGCCTGTGCTGATGCCGGTGATCAGCGCCTGTTCCATGCCTTCCTTCATTTGCCCGAAGGATTTGTCCAGGAGGCGGTCGAGCGGAGATCCGTTGGCGGTCATGCCGGCAGCGATACGGGTCTCCCGCTTGTTGACACGGGTCCACATCGGGTCGTCCGGCTCGGCGATGGAGACGGTGCGCTGCGCGTTCTGCTTACCGAGCTCGACCATTTCCACTTCAGTGCCATGGATCTGCCCTGCAGCCGCGCTGTTGTAGTCACGGACCATCTTCTTTGCCTGTGCCATCATGCGCTGATAGCGCTCGAGCGAGTAGAAGTACTCGACCTCGACCGGCTCGCCCGCGTCCTGCTTCTTCCGGATCAGGGCAGTAAGCGCGTTGACCTGCTCCCGCAGATAGCGGTAAGAAGGCACCCAGAGGCGGGCAAGCCGCTTCAGGGTATCCAGCTCATTGCGGGCTACTTCTTCCCGCTGTTTTCGGATCGCCCGGACGACCTCGGACTCAGCCAAGCTGCGCCTCTTCGTTCAGGGCTTCTTCCATCAGGAGGCGGGAGCTGTCCTTCTTCTTTGCGGCAATCTCATCACAGCGCTCCTGCGCTTCCTCCAGCGTTTCATCCGGCATTACAAACTGACGCAGCTCTGCCGGTTCGATCGCGCCGGCCTGCGCAGCGGTGACGAGCTGCGTGAAGCTCTCCTGGGAGCTCTCGATCATGGAATAACTCCAGTCGAAGGACAGTTCATAATCACCCATCGGAGCGAGGTTATACATATTCGCCAGGACGTTCATCGCGTAGAGCAGCCGGTCGAAGCCGTGCTCGATCACCTTCCGCATGTCGGAGATGATCGCGTACGTGTCATACAGCCCCGCCTTGATCTCCGTTGCGGTGGCGCCGCGGCTCTGCGGTTCGGTGAGGATCCCGCGGGAGGTGCCGACCTGCTTCTCCAACAGCTCATAGAGGTGGATCAGGCGGTTATAGTAGGCGCTGTCCCGGATCGCGGGGTCATACACCTCGGAGAATTTCCCAGCGTCCTGCAGCGCGCCGGGGTTGGTCGTCATGACCAGCCCGGTCAGCGGGCGGGACCATTTACCGTTCTGGTTTTTGAAGGCCAGCTGATCCATAAAGATGATCGGACTTTTGAGGTTGTATTCCTTCCGGATCTCGTTCAGACATTCCGTGATCTCGCCGATCAGCGAATCACAGCCGAAGGTCACCGGCACGCCATACAGCGATTCTCCCCTGCGGTTGTCGACCGGACATTTGAGGTAGGCCAGCGGTAGATGTTCGCAGCCGGAGACCTGCATCTCTTCAGGGATCGCGGCCCACTCAGCCAGATCTGTCAGGGAGTAGGAGGCTCCGCTGTCATTGGTCACGCGGTTGGTAATGGTCAGCATGCCGGAGTCGTCCAGGTCGTAGTTCGTCCAGCGGTAGTACAGCTTGTCCTTCTGGCGGGTGGTATCCGCGAGGATCGTCACCGCCCGCAGTTCATCGCCATTGATGCGGTTGATGATCATGCGGTCCTGCGGGACGATATCGGTGTAGATCTTCCCGCCGGCAGTGTAGGGGACCAGCAGCACACCGCCTGTACCGAAGGTCAGCCCCGCCCATTTCCGGGCTTTCAGCCAGACAGACTGAATGGCTTCGGACAGCAGGACCGCCCGCTGATTTTCCCCGATCACTTCCGCGTCGGACTCCGCCAGTGTCAGCGTGCTGAGTTTGTTGGCGAAGATGGCCGTGAGGTTCACTTTTGCGGCGTTCAGATACTCAACGCTTGAAGTCTCGGTCCTTGCCTGCTGATCATAGGACGTGATCGGATCAACGCCGAAGATCCGTTTCACCCAGTCGATGATGTTGAATTTATTCATGCTTCCCCCTTTAGTTTGGAGCGGGAGCTTCGCTCTCCCGTATCAGGATTTTCCATAATCTTTCCCAGCTGTACTCGAATGCATCCAGCGTGTCGATGTCGGAAGTCCCGTTGTCCAGACGGACCCAGGCTTCCGGTTTGTTCTTGTCCCAGACGCAGGAGCTCAGCGCGTCGATCAGCGTCCTGCAGTCCTCTCCGACGATCGTCAGGACATGCAGCGCCATCATAATGTCCGTGGCACGGATGCGGTCCCGGATCTCGCATTTTCTGGCATTGGCGACCGGGAACTGTGCCTTTTTCCGGAAACTGTTGATGATCGTCTGCTCTGCGCTGTCGCAGTAGGTACAGTCGATCTCTCCGTATTCGGCAGAAACGACCTGTTCAAAGCGGAGAAACCGTTCCGTCAGCTGCTCCGTGTCGACCTGATGAGCATCGACCCGCTCCGAGCGGAGCGCGATCAGGTGCCAATCCTGCGTGATGGCGCTGGACACGAAGGTATGCGCTGAACCGGAGCCGCCAAAGTCGACACCGTTGAAAATGCTCCGGAATGTCCATTTACCGGTCCTTTTGTCACAATACCGGGCCCGGAGTTCCTCCCGGCTGATGCACCAGGCATCCGGATCGTCGGCAAAGGTCCGATAGATCAGTCCTTCAGCGACGACACGCTGCCCGAGAATATCGCGCCTGTACCAGATGGAGCTCGGGTCATAGTCGCGTTTGATTTCCTCCCGGCGCTCCGGAGACAGGCTCCAATTGTCGTCAATAGTGAAATGCTCGTAGAGATAGCCGGGGCGGTTGATCTCTTTGTAATGGTCGATGTACTGCGAGTAGATCGGCGACATCGGGCTGGAAGGGTTTAAATCCCAAATGCGCATCGGCATGGCCGCGGCAGCCTGCCGTCCCAGCGCGACCTTGACAAAGGACGTCCGGGAATCGTCGCTGTCATAGTGTTCGTTGATTTCGGTCGCGATCCACAGTCCCAGCGAGTACCCGAGGATCTTCTTGTAGCTGTCGGACTTTCCGCCGCCTGTGAACAGGACGACCTTTTCCCCGGTCGGGGTGTTGATGTACAGCGCCTCGTTGTCGCGGTACTTGCCCCAGCGGCAGCGCCCGCGGAACAGCGCTTCGAGCCCGAAACCGTTGCAGACCCCGATGTTCATCTTTGCGTTTGCCAGCGTGGATCCCGATGCCAGGTGGAAGCGGTCCGGCGTTGCCAGCAGATATTTGTAGGCAATGTAACAGTTATCGATCGTCTTTCCGGCGCGGATCGCGCCTTCGGCCACGCAGAAGTCGGAGCGCATCGCGTTCTGCAGGTACCGGAGATGTTTCGGGGAGAACGTTCCCCAGTTAATCCGCTGTGTCGCTGACATGGGTTTCCGGTCCTGTGTAATTGAGGATCTGCCGGTCGATCACGGACGTGTCTTCAAATTCAGGTGACGCGGCAGGCTGGTCAAAGTTGAGAACTTTTGCCAGCAGCTCCATCGCCCGGAGCTTGTCTGCCGGACGCAGTGCCAGCGGGTTGATTTCCGCCAGCGCGATCTTCTGCAGGTCGAGGATAAAGCGGGTCAGGGTGACCTCAGTGTCTTCCTGTGTATCGGCTCTCAGATCTTCCAGACGGCGGACGATTTCGGGCTGCTTCGCGAGCAGACTCGCTTTGTTCTGCACCGTGCGCTTGTTTTGCTTTTTAGCCTCGGGAAAGGCAAAAAGATAGGCCTCCGTCCGGTTTTTTCCCGCGAGGAGCCCCTGCACAAACAGCTCTTTCTGCACCGTCATCTGGTTCTTTCGGTTAGTCATTTGTTATCCAAAATCTGCGTATCGCCATCGTGCACCGCCACCCAGTACTTCGGCGGTTCCGGATAGACCTCACAATAGGTGTATCCGAGCCGTTCGGTGGTTCTGCCGGTGAAGTGCAGTTTTGTTCCCGCAGGAAACACCGTCTGCCGCTTATCAAAATTCGGCGACCATCCCCACGCACCCGCTGGGGCAACGATCTGAACGTCTTCGCCAAGCTGTCCAGGGCCTTTCAGATCAATGATTCGGGTCGGAGCCTGAACAGCATTGTTATCCACGGACATGAGCGGCAGATTCATCGGGTCAAAGTGAGACTTATAGTCATTCCAGACCTTCCGCGCCTCAAAGTGGAGATGCG